TTTTCCCTCCATATTGCATTATGTTCTCTTGCAATCTTTCTTCACTGCTATTTGATGACAAAAAAAAACCTTATAGAAACAAGGCTTTTGAGTGTTTCGCAACTATATTCTAAATCTTTCTAAATCGGCATTATTATAACAATAATTTGCAAAGTTGGCAAGAAGTTTTGAAAAAGCCCTGCAAATGCTATTTATACATCTACAGGGCTTCTCATTCCTTAAATAGTTTAAGCAGATAACGGGAATCGAACCCGTCAAAGTAAAAACTCACAAACCCGCAAAAACGCTGAAATGTAGCATTTATGCGGGTTTGCGGGTTATAAATATTTATTGCTTGCTCTATAAATATATCACAAATAATACATTTTTGCGTTCTATGCAACACGAAATGCAACACGCGCATTACCTCATGCTGCACCGTTTTTGACTATTTTCCTGACGTCAGGAAAATAGTGATATCACTAATGAATAAAAATCACGATTGAACATATGCAGCAACAGTCGTTTTCACAGAAAAATCACCAGTGCAATCCATTGCATTGATAGTGGTTTGTCCATTTGTCTTGATTGTAATTAATACTGGCTTACCAAGATTTGTTATTGCATACAATACAATATTATTTGAAATTTTCAATTCTGAATGATATGCAAGAATATACTCAGACCAAGATGTTGCATTCTTAATACCAAAATCGATTTGATATAATGCAAGATGCGCACCAATTTTTTTTATTCTGGAATATGAGGTAACATTATTTTCTGCTTCCAAAACAATATCAATATCACTATTTAGCTGAGTAATGCTCTGGTTCATAGAGTAGGCCAGTGCCGCAGAAACACCTTTAGTCTTGTCATTAGTCTGCACGCTTACCAGATCGCTGATCTTAAGCAGTTTAGTAGCAGCCTGATCTACTACCCAATCTACTAAATCCTGCGCAGACACTGTACCACCTACTTCTCCCAGCACTCCGCTGTTATCCTCTGCCTGTACGGATCCCAAGGCAGTAGGATCAAATCCCTTTGCCATAAGCTGATAATTTACATGGTCGTCTGTAGGTGTGACCCCCTGAACCGTCTTTAAGGTTATATAGGTGCTGTTATCGTACATTACCATCGTAAGCTGTTCATACACCGCCTCCGGATTATATACACCACCGTTTGTGATCATCCACTTACCTAAATCTGTTGTGCTTGCCACTATGCCACCTCCACTAATACATGGCTGTTTTCAACTTTTACGGTTACAGTCTTGCCCTGTGCGCATTTCAGGTGCCCTGTATCGGCATCAAGATAAAACTCCGGAAAGATCAGGTCAGCGTAGGCCCCGGCTTTTTCAGCCTCTTCTTTCGCCTTTTCACTATAGTACTTGCTATTATCTGTATCCTCTCCCGTTCTGGATCCAGTACCGCCTACTGCATAGCTTATAGATGATTTATTATAAGCCTCTGCCTCTTGCGCCGCTGCCTGAGCATCTAGCATGTACTGTCTTAACGTTTTCTGTAGTGTAGGCTCTAACTTCGCCGCTGTTATAGACCCATCCACTACAGAAGCCGATATAGTTGTGCCGTCCAATTGCATTGCAATGGTTGCAGTGTTGGACACGTTATAAACGAACCGCTGAAAGCTGATCTTTTTTGTGGTACCATCCTGCTGCACTAAAACAAGGTTATCATCTTCATCCAGATCAAGCTTCGTAGGCATCATTTCGATCGGAAAATCTACTGTCTCTACAGTGCCATCCTTGTGTGTTACAGTTACAATCCAAGTGGATGTGTCAACTTCCCATCCGGTTATAAATTTAGCCGCATCTGATACTTCCAGCTTGTCCTGAGACAGACCAAGGATATACTGTGCACACTGTAAGATGCCGTTGTCCATATGCCGCAAGTTTGTCTTACCAACTGGTGTGGATGTGTCCGGGTAGTTCACCCAGCCTATAATGCTATAAAACAGCTCACTCAGCTTCATTCTTTGCTTCCTTTCCGGACTGCTGTGGTTTTTCCGGGATTTCTTTCACAATTCCACTGTCAAGGATAGCCGCAGCCTGTGCCATAAGCTTTATATTGTCAAATCCTTTTACAGCCACCATATTAAGTAGTGCTGTTAAAAGCTGAATATCCTCTTTTTTGTACTCCACCTTAGCCATGATCAACCTCCACTTTCCGCAGAATATATTGCAATGCCTTTACTATCACCGGGATGTAATTTATGTACGGGATGGAATAGTATTTACCATTTTTAGTATACAATGGCATTTTCGTGCCCAGATCTGCACACATTTTCTTTACTTCCTGTGCGATAAATCCCAGGCTTTCCGCATCGTTTACATTCAGTGCATAGGCTACCGGCCGCAGCCCTTTTATCACTTCTACAGCAAGCTTTTCATGAACATCTCTGATGTCATGCTTTAATCTTATGTCTGACCAGGTTTCCCCAGCCATTGATGAATAAACGCTTACACAGCTTATTCGATTAGCATCGATATTTTGGCAGTTAATCGCTCCTGAAAAATCCGCTCCTGAATTAAATACCGCATTACCTCCAACTTCCAGATGGTTTGTGTAAATCGTACTCGCACCGATGGAACTTGTATTTGCAGTTCCATCAATTTCTGCACCGGTAATCTTCAGTTTTCCATTTGCCAATGTAATACTTCCATCATTGGTTTTAAAACTGTTCGCCACCACATCACCTGTAAATGATCCGCTACTTGCTGTCAATTTACCGTCTGCCGTCATAGAGGAGTATGTTGAACTCCAGCTAAAACGATTCCCTTTTATGCTGATCCCACCGGTTTCCACCGAAAGCTGATTTGATACGTCTCCCTGGCTGACTTTCAGTTCAATCTTATCACTGACTACGTTAATCGCTGATCTCAGTTCTGCTTCCTGACCGGTAGCTCTCGTAACTTCCAGGGAAATCTGATTAGCCATCTGGGTAAACTTGGAATTAGTTCCCTCTTCCAAATTGGTAAGTTCATTTGATATTTCTTCTACAGATCGCTTAAGGATAGCAGATAAGCCTTTTATCTGTATCAATTCACTTTCAATGCTAAAAGGTCTTGATAATTCCTGACTCCCAGTGCTTTCATAGCTGTCCATAGCTCCCTGAATACCTGTAAAGGTTCTTTTCATCACAAGGGTATTAACTATCCCGTCTGTAGTCTCCAGACTGATCCTATCCCCTATTTCAATCCACGGGGACCCGTTTGTAGATATGGTTGCGGGCTGGTATTCCAGACCGTTTACGACGTTTTTAATGTTATTGGCAATTCCTATCATCTCTGATGTGGTCTTGCCATATACCAGCATGTTTCCTTCAATGATATACACATTCTGACCGTCTCCTGTGCTGGTTCCGCCTATGTCCCCTTCTTCCTGACGGATCTGTACGGTATCTATATCCGGAACTGTATACTCTTCACTCTCGGCATTCTGATAAATTGTGATCCGAGCGGATATATCCTCTTTTCCCGGAAGTGCGATATACCGCAGTTCCCCGTTCTTATTGATGTTTCCAAATACTCCATTGATCTGGCAGATCTGCTGCAGTACTTCCCGCCCTTTCAAAGCTGTAGGATTTATTGTCTTTTCTACCTGCATTTCATCATTAACAAGAACTGCATTTTCTTCCCGTACACCTACAAATGAACAGAGTGATTTACGAAATGCTTTTAATGTCATTGGAAAACTCAATGCATTATACCAACCGGACACATCTACATCAAAACGCTGCATCCTGTCATAGGCTATTATCTTTCTGGTATTCTTGTCTTCCTGCTTGGGTGTAGACTCTACTTTAAATAAGCCCAGGACCATGTTATAGCCACCAAATGACTCTATAGCCATAAATTCCCGACCTGAAATACTCTGGGTCAGTCCCGTTACTGTAATTTCAAACTGGGCTGCCTCACACGATCCAAAGCTTAGATCTTCGTCTGAACACAGGCTTTCTGTTATAGCAAGGGAATCTGTTACTATCTGATCATCTCCTATGGAAAAATCCACAGCATCCGCAGACATTTCAGACGGATATAAATCCTCTGAAGGATACAGTGTTTCAGATGGGTACAGAGCATGATATTCTTCTTTAAAAAAAGTCAGCTTAAGACTTTTTCCACCATATTCGTTAAACAGGTCTTTATAAACCTGATCGATCTCTATCATCTGCTCCACTCCTTAATACTGGATCATTTCAATGGTTACTTTCTCATAGTACATTTCACCGGTGTCATTGTCTGCTATGTGGTCAATAGCAAACTCTGTATCTGGGATATAAAAAGAGCCTGTACCATACTCGCATGTGTCAAGATTCCAGAATGTCACTCTGTACTTTCGCTGAGTAGCATCCATCAAGCCATTTGCCTTGATGGAGTTAAACAAGTCTTTTTCGCCCTGGGACAGCGGCCTTATCTCAAGATTGAGTGTCGTTTTGAAATTAGGGGACGTCACCCTCTGCAGGGACTCGTTGTTATCCCTCCAAGCCTTTTTCTCGATCCTCTGATCGGGGGTGGATCTGTATCGGGTAAGGAAGCTGTTCGGGAGCTGTGTGTTCCCAAACATTACCAGATAACCTCTATAGTCTTTCTGCATGCCTTACCTCCTACACTAAGACAGGATTTTTTCCCGTCCTTTTCTTTTCCTGACGGACAAACTTCACCGTAGAAGCGCCCATTTCTTTGCCGTCCAGATAGATATATCCTACGATATCGCCACCGCCCAGGCCTCCGGATTCCTGTAATGCTTCCTTAAGGGCCTGTTTCATGGTAGATAATGGAGATACTACCTCGGTTTCTTTCTTGTTATCGCCCAGAATAGCTGCAAATTCACCAGCACGGGGCGGTACTACTGTACCAGATGCAAGACGCGGAAGCCTGACTGTAGATACATCAAAGCCAAAATGCTGACCACCGGCAACCGGTGACCATTCCGGGATATCAAAGCTGATTTTATTTAATCCGCTGATAATGCTATTAACGGCAATTTCAACAAGCGCCACAATTCCATTAAAGACGCTCTTGAAAATGTCTTTAATGCCATTCAGCGCCGTTTCTATATCCAAAGTAAGTACGCCCTGGATAAATTCAAGCAGCCCAGTTAAAACGCCTGTAACGCCTTCTCCTACAGCACCTACCACTGACAAGAATGTATTAAAAAATCCTCCTATGTTCTCAATAGCATTTCCTATTAATGGTGCAAATGTCTGCACAATCCAATCCAATAAGGGCATTAATAATTGATTCCATGCGGCAGTCAATGTATCTGCCAATTGTCCAACCATATCAGCAAAGCTGCTGAAAAACGGCTGTAAATACTGATTTTTTACTTCTGTAAATTTATCGGCTACCTTCTGCAAAGCTGGTAAAATGTACGTATTAAAAGCTGTCAATGCGCTTCCGTATATCTTTGTAAATCCTTCTGCAAATGCGGCAAACATCGGAGATATATGCTCGTCATAGACCTGATTCATTTCATCCAACGCTACTGTAAACACGTCTTTAAGGTCGCCCATGACCTGAGCGGCAACGCCTAAAATATCATCCAAAGCGTTTTTAAACCCCTCTTTGTTGTTTACAAATGGAGTAGTAAGTGTATTTAAAAGATCTCGGCCTGTTTTGGCAAATAACTCACTCAATCCCATGAATGCATTTGCAAAAAATCCAGTCAGATTTGCTGTAAAAGTCTGACCGTTTTCATCCGCGAAAGCGCTAAATACATATGCAAAAGCCTCTGAGAAATTCGCTACAATATCAGATATATCGCCAGTTATATCAAACATATCTATGATATATTGTTTGATTCGATCCTGAGCATCTTCTAAGTATTGTGCAAATCCGCCGATCAAATTTGTAGCCAGTGTAACGCCTATAGAAGCAATCGAACCTGCAATGACTCCCAGATCATAAACAACTTTTTCTCCCCAGACTTTAGCGGCGTTCTGAACTTTGGCATCAGAAAAAATGTTACTAAAGCTGTCTTTTATACGCTGTAATCCACTTATGATGGTTGCAAATCTTGAAGTTGTGTCTCCAAGACCTACTTTAAAGCCTTTAGCAAATAGCGCGGCTATATCATTCCATTTCTTCTTTACTGCATCTAATGCCTTTGTCAAAGCGCTGGAAACTGCTACAGTTTCAAACATCTCAGATGGAGATACTCCGCCACTACCTCCGCCATTTCCAGAAGAGCTATCATCTTTTTTTACATTTAGCTTATCAAATGCGGCCAGCTCTTCTTTGGCGTCTTTTGCAGCGCTTCCAGTCTTTTTCAGTGACTTCGCATAATCCTGCTGAACCTTGGTAGCCTTGACTACAGTACTTTTCCCTGTCAAAGCCGCCATAAACTGAGCGATTGCCGTAACTGCAGTGTTAAGAAGTCCAATCAAGTAATTTAAAGCTGGAGCCACCGCTGACAAAATAGGGGCAAACGCTGTTGCAAAGCTGTTCTTTAGCTGAGTAAGTGACGACATCAAACTAGAGATATCTTTATTTGTGTTTCCAGAGTACTGAGCCAAATTCTTAAAGCCATCAACCAAAGCGCCTCTTATCTTGCTAAATAGCGCATATAGCGATCGAATGCCTAATCCATATTTAATCAGATTTTTCAAACTCAGCGCAGTGGAGTTCGCATTCTTGCCGATTTTTTTAATTCCATCTGCAGCTTTTTGTGTCATGCCGCCCGCAAGCCTTTTTACGTTGTTATTTAAGGCTGACATTCTTTTCTGCGTATTATCAATGCCATTGCTATAGCTAGACGTTGATCCAGCTGCATTCTCCAAGATACCGCCATACTCCTGCACCTTCTGTTTTAGAGACATAAAGGATGTACTCAGCCGGTTATTTGTATCCTCAAGCTTTTGCTGTTCAGCTTCCAGCTGGGCCGCTGCCTTCTGAGCGGCTGGCGTATCCGCCCCGGAAGTAAACGCTCCTCCGCTTTTTTCAAGATCTTCCTTTTCAGCTTTTGCATACTCAAGGGTCTTTTTCAGCTGTTCAATTTCATATTGCATTCCAGCGTAGGTTTTGCTGTTCGTTTTGCCTCCAGTGTTTACAAATTTTTCCTGACGTTCAGTCAACGCCGCAAGCTTTTTTTCTGTTTCGTCAATTTGTTTCTGGATCGCTTTATACTCTTCCGTTGGGATCTTCTGGTTGTTAAACTCTTCAACTTTTTGTTTTAAAGCCTCAACCTTTTTTTCCTGAGCTGCATACTGAGCATTCAGCTTTGAAAAAGAATCCAGCTGCTTCTGAAGTGCGATCTTGGCTTTATCTCCTACATCACTGACTGTTTTGGCCATACGTTTGGCAGCAAGTTCTATATCTTTAGATCCGGCTTTAAAGCCATCTTCTGAAATTGTGGTATCAATCAGTATTGTTCCGTCTGCCTGCACGCTCATGCCTCCTTACAGCCACTTTTCAAGGCTTGCAATCTCCCGTTTCTGCTCTTCACTCTGGACTGCCGGCAGCTTAACCAGGTCCAGATTTTCCTTTTCAAATTCCTTCTCCCATTTTTCCAGTTTTTTATGTCTTGCTTTCTTCTGCCTGATCGATAACACCTGGGAAAAGAGACCGTCTTCCACTTCCATGAAATATCCCAGGAATGTCCACCAGTGCATGTATTTCTCTGCACGAAGTTCTTTGCCAGCCACTTTATTAACAGCTGGCATAATGATAACTGCATCATGCTGCCAGTCAATGACCTTTTTCTGTGGTTTTCTCTTATCATTCAGACCACCATCTATAAAATCAGCGGCCTTTTTGCATGCCTCTTCATAGCAGTGTACAGGGATTGTATCCGAATCCACATACAGGATCTGATACATGGCATCCTGCTTTTCATAATCATTCAGATCCGGATCTGCACAGGCTATGAGAATATCCAGTATGACCCGAAAGTCCGACTGGATATTGTAATCAATGCCTTCGATATTTATTACTGTTGGAAGATCATAGCCTATCATTTCTTATACTTGTCCGTGTACTTCTTTACCTTTGCACTAGTCTTCCGTACTCTAACATCCAGCTCTTTTTCAATGAATCCTGCAACAACGCTTAACACATATTCACATAAAAGAGTTCCGTCTGGACGTGGGGTAAATGGATTAGCTCCGGCAAACAGAGCTTCTGATGCATTGGTATTTAACAGATAATCAAACTGCTCTTTTACTTTATCTGAGATGGCATACATCTTATCAATGTCTTCCCCTTCTGGAAGCTGTATTTTCTCAAATTCTGCTGCCACTTTCTCATAGCGTTTTACTATATCCAGATCCGCAGGGTTCCAGTAAAATCCGCCTGTCACATTTCCTTTGCTGTCAACAATATCGATCCACTCCCGGTTATCCAGTACCAACTGCTTTCCCATTTAAATCTCCTTTAACCTAAATCTGATGGTGTGAATGTTTTCTTGCTTACATCCCATGTACCTTTAACCCTGTTTCCAGCTTTGTACACAGTAAATGGAGTCTGTATGCCGGATGTATCGCCGCCTACACTGTTCGGGATTAAGTAAACATCTTCTCTATAAGCCCATACTGCAGTAGGCGCAGCATCCTCGGTTAATCCTGGCTTTAACAGCACATCAACCATAGTGGTCTTGCACTTATCGCCTGTGGCTCTTGTATTGGCCAGATCCATGATCTTGTTGCTAAGGGTATCGTCATAATCTTCGTAGTAAAAAGGATCTACATCTGACTGTACTTCATAGCCTGAGTGCTGCACTGACTGTTCGCCTAAGATGTTTTTAGTAACCTCAACATCAGGGTTCAGCTCTTCATTGTACTCTTCCAGGTTTTTTCCGATTCTTACATAAGTCGGAGTTGATGTGCTAAAGGCTGCGTCAATGTAATGCGCCAAGTACTTACGTTCAATCATGCTATCATTTCCTTTCTATGGTTAAAATTCTATGTCATTTGTATACTGAACTGTTACCGGCAGTACCCAATCCTGTACTGCGTTTTCATTTGGCTCCAGTCCGTATGAGTTATCGCGAGTGATTCGTTTTATAACCCGGCCTTCTGACAATGCCGGGAAAGTCGTAAGACGCGTTTGAGCACCATTTATTACTACCGGTTCATGGCACAGCCACTTCCCAAGAGTGTCGAGGAACTCTTGGGCGCTAAGCTTTAGCCTCTCTTTATTTGAGGCCGTCCGGTATACAACATAAAACGGGTACTGGCACTTTTGATGCCTGCCGCCGCATACGTCTTCAGTTTCGGCGTACACCAATGCGCCGTTATCAGCCGAAAAGGCTAATCCAGAGTCTTTAGTAAGCTCTTCAAATTTAATGATTTCACCATCCTTAAGACCTGGATATTGATTTAAAAGCGATTTAACGGCACGTGTCAAAATCTCATACCCGCTGGCATCCATGCCGATTGGCTTACTATCCATGTTTTCCTCCTCCGGCTATGCGTTTAACGTCTTTAATCCATGTCTTTCCGTCCGCTTCTTTTGCAGCATCAAACCAGTGATCTTGCGCTTTAGGATGTGCCTGATGCGTGTAAGATATGTTTTCTCGATCATTTGTCTTGCCAGTGTATTCACTCACAAGCACCTTCCGCGCTCCACGCCTCGCCCAAGGTGATCCGGTCTTTTCGTCAACCATGACTTTACCCTCGTACAGGTATCTGCCTTGTGGTCCATAAGCAGCAAATACTTTTCCTGTTCCCTGTTCCGCAGCACTAGCGGCTCTGGTTGTGTTTATAAAGCTGCCTGTAACCATTGGCATAAAGGGTACCATGCTATTCATTACAGCACCGTCAAGCTGGTATTGTGCCCGCTTGTATTGCGTTTCAAAACGGTCATATCCTATCTTTACGTGTACATCCCCATCAACAACGGAAAAACCCTTAAAATGTCGTGTCTTTGAGCTCATTTACTTACCTAAAATTTCAAAATGAGGGATAACGGTATACGGACCACCTACACTGGTTATCTTGTAAACATTGTCGCGGTTGCTGTTCATGTACTGGTAAAAACCATTGCGGTAGTCACCCTCAGTAACCATGCCGCCAGTCCATTCACCCTGCCAGAAAAAATCCTCTGGCCCGAAGGTGATGCTGTCCGGAAGTTCATCATTGACCTGCGCCGCCCATGCTTTCGGAGTCATCCACGGCATCGCTGCACCGTCTGACCGCTGCACCATCACCTTGTCTCCGTCTGGGGCGTAAGCAATATGCAGCGCGGCATTGTCGGTACTGTCTGGGCCATACTTTTTCAGTATTGCGCCGTGGTCGGTTATCAGGTCAACTCCGGATAAAACATGAGGATACCAGTACGCATCTCCTGTTGTGGCTGATTCGTAATAATTGAAAAGTGTTATAATTTTGCTATAGATATATCTCACCTCGCATTTACGGGAGTTGAAACTGCGTCCACATCGCTCCAACCACGATATCTTCTCTTGGTTATAGTGTTATAGGAAATCCCGGTTATTTCACTCCATTCTGTTAATGTATGTGTTTCCCCATTTACAGTAACGTAAACATTGCCTCTTTTATTGTTGGCTTGCTGTTTCAAAGTTGCCCATCTACAATTTTCAGGACAATAATTTCCATCCACGTTTACTCTATCTATAGTAAGATTTTCAGCATATCCATTTCCTAATGCCCATTCCTTAAAATCAAGGAATGACTTTTCCCATTCTTCGCAAACAGAAATGCCCCTGCCACCATAGTTTTTATAAGATGGCTCTCCAATATAGGAACAGCGTCTACGCATATCTACCCATATAGTGTATAAGCGTGTGTTTCTATCTCCATGAATTTTCTTAGCTTCCGACACTCTATCTTTTTGATAACAGCCGCAACTAAGTGTATTTTTGCGAATCAAATTATTTGAAGCTACAATTACTTCGTTTCCACAATCACATTTACAAAGCCACTGAGATTGCCCCGTTTTATTAACTTTATCAATGGCTATAAGTCTTCCGAATCTTTGATTTGTTAAATTTCTTGTTGGTCTTGGCATAATAAATCCATCTCATTTTAGGAAAAGGACTTACTGCTGTCTCACGACATGTGCCTTTTAATTATTCTTTCTGCGTTGTCTGCTTAATAACCTGATTCACGCCAGTAGCCGACAATCCGTTAAACATGCCGACCGCAACCGCTGTGATATAATCCGTTGCCGGAAAATCCGGGATAACTCCCATTCCGACCGCTCCGAGAATTCCACCAATAACCGCCATGATTACCGGAATCCATTCATCAGGGATTTTTTTTGATGCTTTGCAACCCATTCCTACAATGTAGCAGATCATAACGATTGCTATACATGAGCCTAATGTTGAAATGTCCATTCTTTCCACCTCAATTTCTTGCAATAGAAGCATTTGCCCACATGACGGATTCTTCAAGCTTTGTCATGGCAAGAGATTTCTCTCTACTATTCGGGCAAATACCATCAATCAGATACGCCAGTTCTTTTCCTTTTGCTCTGACTTCTTCATATTTTTCTGCCTGCCCGTCTTTCGGGCTATGGTACATAAAGTTGTTCTCAATCTGATTATTCATGTTCACACTCCTGCATACAATACTGGTATTCCATCATCCGTCCTTACTCCCATCAGAAGCGGTAACGCTGTCTTTAAGAGTAAGTCGTTCGTTTTCTGTACATCTCCGGCGGCGGCATATACCGCACTCCATTCCTTTGCGCTTGACCCAATCTGCTGTGGTGTTGCGTAAGAAATGGATTCGCTGCCGGAGCTTACAGATGTTACAATGCCCGTTGATTTGCCACCGGCATTTGTGTCGGTCGCACTTGCTGATGCCTGATTGATTGCATTCTTTTCAGCAAGTTCAATCTGATACATTAATTCAGCCAATGAACAGACCGCCTTTTTTATACGTTTCTGCTGCCGATCATCGGACGGTAATCCGTCTGCCAACCGGTCAAATGTCAAGCTGTCAATAAAGTCACTTGCTCTCTCAGACATCCTCATAAAATCAGATTCCGGCACGACATTGCCGAAAAATGATTTTTGGTAAAACTCATAATCTACATATGCCATGCCGGAACCTCCTCATTACTGTGCGGTTACAGTCGTATGTCCTGCGTTCAGCGCCTTATATGTGCTGTCGCACTCAACTACAGTGATAACCTGTCCGCTGGCCGCTGTGATATCGCTCTTGCCGTCCCACGCGCTCCAGTTTTTCACATTCTGACCATACTCTACAGTGGTCTCAGAAGATGCCACTTTGTACTTATAGACGTTACCAGCGTTGCCCTTTTCCGGATTAACAGTAATCTTTGTGGTACCGCTGGATGATCCAGCTGTAGACTGTACAGTCAGATCGCCAAGAGTCTGAGATGATCCAAATGTAATCACAGAAATAGCATCCAGATACTCAGCAAACAGCACCATACCCATGATTGCGAATGCCTCAGATACAGCAGTGCTATAGTTGCCCTGAGTATGGAAGCCAATCAAATTGGTTTCGCCGGACACTGTATAGGAGAGCCCAGCACGTGCAAAGTCTGAATCGCTCGGATCAACATAGTAAAGAACAATGTTGTCTACCGGTGTAGCGATTACCTTGCCACGCGGGATCTCGCTGTCGGACAGCAGGAACACAGTATTAAATCCCATAAAATCTTTCATATACTGGAATCCGAACTGGTTCTGAATAGTGATATTTGCAGCGCCAAGATACTCATATATATCAAGGATGTTTACAAAGCCTGCAATACCATTCGGAATGGAACGATGCATGTTTTTGAATTTATCCTCAACGCGGCCTTTTGCCATAGCAAGAGCCATCTGGAAAGTGTTCTCGGTAGAGGTAAGGGTACCGGTCTTAAGATAAGTGTAAAATCTTCCGGTTACATCCGTCTGGAGCTGGAAGAGGAACTCTTCGTCTGTCATCTCTACAGCCACATCGTAGCCATAAGTCTTAATCGACTCGATAGATACAGCCTTTGCGTACTTCTCCACATCCATTTCAGCATACTCTTTTTCTTTTACCTCGAATTTGGAGTACGGAATTTCCTCTCCCTCTGCGACCTTACCGCTCTGTAAAGTTCCGGTTGCATATTTGGATTTCAGAGTTGATCCCGGCTCTTTTTTTATCATTCTCAGCACACCAAGAATTTCGGATAAGTGCTCCCAGTTGCGTTCAAATCTGGTTACAAAATCTACCTCTCTCGCGCGTACCTGAATGTTTTCTGTTTTTATAAGATTTGCTTTTGCCATAAAAGTTAAGCCCTTTCTGCCCGTAATTTGGGCGCCAGTCAAATCACTGGATTAACAACGATCACTCAAACAGTGACATGTTGCTTGCAATTGCAGCCTGTCGTTCGCTTGCATCTTTGATGTCCATGATTTCTTTTTTGGTCATCTTTCCACCCGGATGATTATTGCGGGTTATCCCCGTTGTAAATCTCGCCTGGTTCTGCATAGCGGTCTGCTGATCTTCATCAACAAATGCAGACGCATCGTCTTTTTTCATCTGATCCAGCAGATCATTAAGCCCCAGTATCTTTCCATCCTTAAGCTTAAGACCGGCGTCTTTGATGTCTGTCATAACAGCCTTTTTAGCAGCCTCGGAAGAGAATTTAACATCTTCCAGTGCAGATTTAAGAGCATCAGCAAAATCTCTTTCATAAATTTTATTGTTAAAATTTTTCTCTGCATCTGCTGCTTTTTGCTTCCATGTGTCGACCTCTGCCTTGACGTTCTCTGGATCAATGCCATCAAAGCTTTTGAGTGTAGCTTCTGCTGTCTCTGCCCGTTCCTTCCAACTGTCACGCTCACTTTCGACCTTTGACAGTGTTTTAGAAACTTCTCCGGCATTCTTGTAATGCTCAGACAATGCTTTTTTTACATCTGCCTTCTTATCTTCCGGGATGTCAATACCAAATGATTTGAGTGTTTCAATAAGTTTCTGCATATCATCCTCCTGGCCGTATTTATTGACCTGCCGCCGCAGGTAATGGATTAAGCCCGATAGACCACGGGCGGGGTAATGGACCGCCAGGGACTTGAACCCCGGACCATCCGGTTATGAGCCGGACGCTCTGGCCAACTGAGCTAGCGGTCCTAAAATGCCTGGCATGATTACATACCAGGCATTTACAAGGGGAAAAGAAAAACTCTGCTTATAGCAGCAGAATCCTCGCTGCGGTCGTAAGCCGCATTAACAGCCTATCAGCTACGAGGTGAAAGGAGGAAATTCAAGGCCAGTCAAAGCTCTTGAATTTTGATCTGGCAAGCGCACGCCGGAAATTTCATCCGCTTTTCAACCTCCAGGAATGACCTGTTTATATTAAGGACGTGCGCGGGAGGTGTGTGAGAAAACCATGAAAAGTAACCAATCCTCTTCACATCTACATTCTACCATTTATCTATAAGTACCTTGTCCACACATCTACAGCATATCTCTAAGTTTATCCACATAGCGCTTCACAAGATCGCGTTCTTCGCGGCATTCTGCGTCCTTTGACATATCACCGATTTCTGCCGTAAGCCCATCCAAGTGTTCCTCTAATGCGGCCAGCATTTTACGCTTACAGTCCTCTGATTTGCCGGATCGATAGCTCTGCTTTTGCGTCATGTAATCATCATAAGCATCTCGACCATCGCTCCGGCTGTAATGTCCACGCACATAATGCTCACCGCGGCGCATATAAGACGAACCGCGGTCATAATCTGGCATTCGGCCATCAGAAGCGCTATAACGCCCCATGTTATCGCGTCCGCGGCGCTCGCTGTAGTCACCTACACGCATCTGTTCCAAGACGGTCATATAATACTCGCCCTTTTTATCCCAATACTCTGTGTTTTTAATGTCTTTATACATATCGATCAGCTTAAAAGCCGTGTCCAAATTGCCGGATGTGAGGCCTTTTTCAGCAATGTTAGATATCTCATCTTCAATACGTGCACATAAATCTTTAATATCTCTCATCATCCCACCTCCTTATGCTACCCGTGTTACCACAAGATTTGCATTTGCCACGGTGATAGCCTGGGTACTGGTATTCTCTACCGCAACATTAAAGCAGCATCCGCGCGGCACATCAATAAAGATTCCGGCAGACACATTATTAAACGCTTCCAAAGCTGTAGGAGTGGAGATCATCCGAGAAGATAAGACAGGTTCTCCGCCGATTGCAATAGCAAGAGAAATTTCTCCCGCGGTTCCTCCGGTCGGCACTGCAATATTTGCAGAAAAGTCCACAAAATAGCGGGCCTTGCACTGATTAGTAATTCCTCTGAGGGTAACAATGCCGCTGCCTTCCCGGTGCTGCACGCATGCGGTTCCTTTTACAGCGGTGTTGGTATACACCACGTTTCCGTTCGCTGCCACTTCCTGAGCGGCAACAGCTACATATTCAGCCATATTGTTTTCTCCTTTTTCATATCGCAAAAAGGCAGGTCTAAGCCTGCCGATTTGCGTAATACCGGCATTGCGCCGAACATCCAATCATATTGCCGATGTCAGGAATATGGTTGGAAGATACAGATATGATGTTGTTGTCAGCAGTTACAGCCCGTATTGCAGCCGTAATATGTGTTCGGGTTCGGCACCTGGTATGCCGGAATCGGTGCCGGATTAATCGCATTAATAAGCTGCTGGGTCTGTGCTGCCATAGCGGTAGTAAGTAATGCACTCTGACGATCCTGAGATGCAGCACGTCTGAGATCATTGTTTTCAGCCTGGAGACTGGAAATCTTCTCGTTGCACAGGTAATCCAGAATAGCTCTGGTTCCGGCATTCTGGCTGTCAATAATGTCTCTGGTGTTGCTGTTCATGGTATTCTGGAGCGCACAGGTGTTCTGTGCCATGTTGTAGTTTACGCCCTGGATAGCTTCCCGGGTCTCACAGCAACACTGAGCAAGCTGCGCCTGGAGTGCGTTGGTGTTCTGCATGTTGGCTACAGTATCGGCATTAATAGCCTGCTGGATTCCAAAGCCGGTCTGCATGATATTGGTATTGATTCCGTTAAAACCGGTAAGCATACCGTTGTTCACTGCGTAGAATCCATCACAGAGACCGTTATTGATTCCATCAAGTTTGCTGATTACGGCAGAATTATCGAATCCTCTCTGAATATCCGCCTGAGTAGCTGCTGTGGCTACATATCCGCCGCCGTTTCCATTATTGCCCCAGCCGTTGTTTCCCCATCCACAGAATGCGAAAATGAATAAAACAATAATCCACCAGCTACCATCTCCACCAAACATGCCGTCATTATTTCTACTGTTACCAGTAGCTGCCGCAATATCGGCTAAGCTATAATTTCCATCCATTTTGATATCTCCTTTAATTTTTATTTACATTCCTGGCCAGGATAATGTACTACTTCATTCCACGCAGCATGCTCTGGAACTGCTGCGCCATCTGCTGCACCTGATTAAGTTGTGCCTGTGATATCCGTCCAGATTGCAGCATCTTCTGTACTTCTGCTTTAGGGTCCCCTTTAAAGTTTTGTTTAAACTGCATAAATTGCTGCATCATTTGCATAGGGCCGTTGCCCTGCGGCCTGCCAAGCATCTGAAAAAGCGGGTTACTCATTTGCTGTACCTCCTTTTGCTCTGCGGTTTTCTGTTTTGGAAGAGGCTCCACCAGGCTCCACACTTGTGGAAAATGAGTTGAGCCTATTTAAAATTTCGTTATATTTATTAAAAAGATCTTGGTACTCTTCTCTGGTTACATAAATGTCAGCCGTAACAGTTTCTTGCCGTTTCTGCGGCATTTTGCTGTTGATCTCATGGTACTCAAAAATGCGAAGCGGCTGAGGCATGCCAGATACGTCCGTAGATTTGATATAAAATCGCTCAGCTTCACTGTCCATCAGCAGCACACTTGATCCCGGTGCTACAAGATAGGACTTAGCGCCTGTCTCGCCCTGTACCCATAAAATACCCTGATTATTTGCTGGCGCTGGTGTTGCCAAAGGTTGTGGCGTGGGCTGATATTGGTTCATTTGTGCAATTCTGTCCTGGTATGCCTGATATGGCTGATACATGGGGGCATTTGGATATATTGCCATGTTCAATTCCCTCCAAAAACTTTAAAATGTCACGGTAGTCGGTTACTATAGGTATCTCTATTTCGTCTTCCATACCTGTATTTTTGCAAAAAAAATAAGTCTCTGACAGTTCGTCAAAGACTTAATAAAGTAGCACACGTGCTATTTTTGTGTTTACCCGGCGGCTGATCCGCTTTGCAGTGGATAAGCTCACATTCATATTTTCTGCGCAGATCTCCATTGTCACGCCTGCGGCTCGGTATTCAAATAAAGCTCTTTCCTCTGGTGTAAAATTCGCAAGTTGCCGGAAGCGGTTCAACTCCGGTACTGTAAAATCATACACTTTCAAGATGAGATCTATTACCCCTCACTTTCTATCGGCTCATATGGTAGAGCCAAACACCTGTTATAAAGATCTTCGCCTGTTCCATTGCCTCCAAGCGTCTTGTATGGCCGAAACATATACTCAAGATTGTCTCTGTCTTCCAATGTACAGTACTTACGCTTTAAGTAAAACGTACACGCCTGATAGAGCCGATCATGGAGGAGTGCCAGAACTCCCGCATTAATAGCATTTGTTCTCGCGCGTTCCGTATTCAGCTGTTTAGACAGTTTATGATATGCTCCTGAAAATACTACTGATATAAGGCCAAGCAGCCATGATACCCAGTGTGCTGTTATGTACTGTATAATCATTTCCATTGTATACTCCTTAGTTATGATTTTTCTCCCAGTAATATATAGGAATTTCTCCTCCACTATCCCAGGTATCGTATATATGGCCGTCTTGCACACAAACAACATGGCCATCAATGCAAAGTATGTACGTCCCATGCTGATGCTCCGTGCAAAAGTCAGCTACTGTATAGATGCTTTGGGTATGATCGTCTATCAGATGCCGCCGATATCCCTTTTCTTTTAGATATGCACCCCATACATAATTTGCACTGGGCATATCCGATAGCATGCAGGCCTTTACCATGATGCCAGAGAAAACCGTTTCCCAATCTTGTCCAGTCGCTTTGCAGATTGCTCTGATAACACAGTCACCTACACGCTTACCGGCTGGATTCGGGTTATAATACTCCCATTCAACAGCAGATTTCATAGCATTATCCTTTCTTCAAATAAGCATATCTTTTTGCCGCTCCTCGCGCCTTTGCCGCCTGTTCTCTTCCCCATTTGGCGATTCTGAGGCGGTCAGCCAGTGGGCGCAGGCCATTGGATTGACAAAAATCATTGTATGCCCGGTTCTGCCTCTGCAAAAGATAAGACTTTTGATCTAGCTCCTCTTGTAGCTCCATCCTCAGTGTATCATCCTTGCAGGTATCCACAGCCGTTTGCAATCCCATAACTATCTGCTTTGTTTTTCGGATCCTTCGTTCTAATGCTCGCTGTCTCTGCTCTAACTTTTCCAGTCGCACATTGTCTTCTGTCTCTATATCCTTATACGGGTTGTTTACCCCATCACCAGGGCCAAAACTGTGGCGGCAGTTCCAGCCGCTTAATCCTTCTCCTGTCCCGTATCCAGTCACAGAAAATGGAGGGTATCGTTTGTCTTGCCCTGTCCGGCTGTAAAACTGTCCTTGCCACCACAGATGATTGCCTGGATTCTGCCCGCCGTCTCCAGTTCTGGCTCCGATGTGTGCCGATACAAGGATAATGTCCCACTCCTGCTCTTTCATCCGCTGCATGGATATGTCACCGGAAGCCTGAGATATCCCGGTGCGCACCGCTCGCGCTGTTGCCGTCTCAATGGTGTCTCTATGCCCCGTTGGATACCGGACTATAACACCATTCTGTGCAACCGTATTAACAGCTTCCCTAACGGCCTGTGTGTACGATACAGCCCCGCTTATGACCTTATGGTACGCATTGTCGCACTCGCTGATAAATAGGCTCTGTGCGGCTTCTGCGGTGGTTCTTGTCATATTTGACCATTCGCCCATCGTGGCTTCATAATCCCTCTGGAGTATTCGTACAAGTGCCGGAGACTGTTCTAGGGCTTCCGTGGTGATTCCGGCAGCTTCGTATACAGCCTTATCGTAAGCCATAGCCTTTACTCCGGCTTCTTCCATCGCGGCGGCTACCTCTTCGCGCTGTAGCTTTGTATATCGGGCTATCTCCTGCGTGATATCCTGCAACAGATACCCGGCGTCCTGTAGTATCTGGATGCGCCAGCGGTCGGATGATGTGAGTATGTACTTCTCCCCGCGCCCCAAGCGGATCATGATAGCTTCGATGATTCGGTTTAGGATATAGCTATGCAGCGAAGATGCTATATCCTCGCTGCCCTCTGCTATTCTTTTTAGATAGTCTGGACTCAGCATAGTCTACTCCATGAGTTTTTCGTACTCATCAGCGGTTATCTTCCCAGCTTTCCTTGCTTGCTCTACAAGCTTAATCCACTCATTTTTCGGGCAATACATCCGCAGTTGTATCAGTATCCTGTACATATGCATCCTCCTCTGGAATATAAATATCTGCCATAGCTGCTACATATTGAGTCAAAAGAGCCTGTTTTCGAATTTCCGCTTCATTGCTTGCTATGGCATATAAATACTGTTCAATCCGTGTTATCGGTTTCGGTAAGCTTGACATATCATCACTTCCTTAACTTAGAATATTTTACTTTTAAATAGCACTCGCTTTCCAATATAGTTGTCCCTTTGTAGGTAGTGAGAGCACGGTAAGCGGCGATGTCGGCTTCTGAGAGTGGGGTCTCAATTGGATCAGATAGAATATAAGCAACATCGGCAGGAACATTATCGTTCGTTAAATTCTCATAGTATAGAACTAGTGCATTATACGCACCACTTGCACGAATACCTTCTTTTCCATTGGCTGCATCTCTGGAATACGTTGCAATATTGCACAAACATTCTGTATACTCCCTAGACAAATTTTTAATATCAACTGCCTTATGTCTATATCCACCATGCGTACTAGATGAAGCTGTTTTGTAGAAAACAACATTTGCATGCTTAATCCGTCGACGATACACTCCCCGTTCAAAATCAAGTTCATCGCAGATCCATTGTTGACCGTTGGAATCCGTATAATTACCATTTGCAGAAACTGGAATACCAGGAAGACCATTGGGTGTTGAGAAAAGCACAGATTGCATCTGCTCATTATCAGGATTTTTTACAATGACACTGAGATTTCCATCATCACCTGCACTCTGAATCTCCTGCGGGTAATCCGGTGATGGGGACGGCTTACCGCCGGTGTACGGCTCCCACGGGAGGGCAGTGTCTCCGGCGTTAAGCATGACTTTAATCCCATCAACATTTAATACTTCTCCCTTATTAGCTGAAAAAGCAATCCTTTTTGCGATGCTATTATTTACAGTGCTTGCTGAACCACTTGCCATAATTCCTGAATATTTTTCTGTTGCCAAAGTTACTCTTTTATCTGCCCCATAAACCGACAAAATATACACGCCATCTAAACTAACTGGCGTTACTCGCTCTATGAGTATCCATCCGGTTTCCGTGCAGGTGCCGTGAAGTGATATCAAACCTTCTTTTACTGTGACCGTAACTCCTCGGGATATTCCTGTATAATCCGGAATATCCAACAACTGCGCCCCTGTCGTCGTCACCTGCGTGGATTTACCATACAGCACCAGCCCATTAAATGGTTCTCCTATGCAGTCTTTAAGTGTCAATGGCGGTTCTCCTTGCATCTCCGTATCTTCAATCCCACTCTTCCTAGCCCACGCAGCAAGGTACATTTCTTCTCTTGTTAAAGGGACTTCTGGAACATTGACGCGCATCCCTGATATATGTGCAAGATACTGTTCTACTCGTGTTATAGGTTTTGATATAGCCATGCTGCTTCCTCTACTCTACATACCATATTTCCATGCTTCCATTGTCCCGGCTGTGCCAACAAGCACCCTCCAGTACTCCCCCGTCAGTCTCATCCAGATAGTACCAGTCCCCGGTGTTGCCCTCTGGGTCTACGTTGTGTCCGTCCCATCTGTGCCACCCGGTCAGCATATAGCCGTCTGCGCCAAACAGGTACCAGTGATGGTTGATAAGTTCCCAGCGGTTTTTTAAGGCTTTGCCGCCGGAGAAATACATATACTTGCCGTCAGATTTGCGCCAACCGTTTAAAATCGTTCCAATTCCCGCGTTTTTGCCGTTTGCCAGATTTACCGCCACATGGTGCCCTTCCAGCAGCAGCACATCCCCCGGTAGCAAATATGAGTCCCCGTTGAGATACTCTTTATCCGTATATGCGTTAAATCCGGCTTTTACCAGTGCCGCCCGAAGGTTGCCAGTATAACAGTAGACGCTCACTCCTTGGAGCTTTTTGTCCTGCATCAGATATCCCACAGCCTTTACGATAGCGGCAACGCCGGAGCTACAGTCCGCTTCGCAGTCAATCGCAATCTTCGCCGGATCGTAGCCGGATGCTTTCAGCTGCTGCCAGAATGTATAACGATCTCCCTGGTCATATCCAACATGGTCGTTCTTTGCCGCTCTTTCCGCAAGATCAGCAATCTTTTTCCCTACCGTAGCGTTTGGGTGCCGGAGCATAACGCCCCAGGGGCGACTATACCACGGGATAACAGCCCACTCATCACCTTTCTGATCTCCTGCCTTGCCGCCGGAATACTTGCCGCGCTCATCATGCCCACAGTTACTTATCATCTCCATACCTCCTATTCTTCGTCAAACAGCTTTCTTTCGTCTGGCTGCGCTTCCTCAACCATAGCCTTCGCATCATCTTTCGTCATGCCCTCAAACTTAACAAAGTAGTACCACGCCGGGACCTTGCCTTGCGTAACATACTGCCACCAGCGGCTCCGGTCTGCTTCCCGGTCATACAGGATGTCACCAAAGTCATATGTAACCTCATAAGACCCTACAGGTGACAGGTTGTAAAGGTCTGCGTATACGTTAAGTGCGTATATGGTGGCATCAAGGCACGCTTCCAACTGATCGCGTACATCCTTGATAAACTGTACGGTGCGCTGTTGGTCAGCTTCCACGCCTGTAGCCGTCTGGATGCCGGAAGACTCATTAAATACAAAGTACCCATTTGCAAATCCGGCCTTGTATCCTATCTGGCTTAACAGGTTATTGATACCCTTGATTCTGGCATCGGTGTTAAGCTGTGGGTTAATCTCCTGGTAGAATTCCTTTGCATCGTTGCCAAACACATTCTTAACGTAATGTGGAAGCCCAACCGCATCCGCCGGGCCACGGTGTTTTATCTTCTGCCCGCTCTCATACATCAGTCTATCATCAGCCAGTATGATCTTCTGGCTGTCAAATATCTCTCCCGCATTCCGGCTGTATGCTATATCAAGATCTTTCAGTTCCTCTACGGCTTCGCGGAATATCGGAAGCCCCAATGGGGATGATATATCTACGTTGTTTGCCTGCGGCGTGCGGAAGATACCGAACATTGGCTTGTCCAGTGGCTCCCCGGATGCCTTAAGAATCGGCGGCGTGTCCTCCAACATATCAGCCCATTTCGTCTTCGTCAGCGGCACCGGATCACCAAGGCTCTCAGCAGATTTAGAAACGTATGCCCGGTTACTCACATAGTAGGGGTAGAGCGTCACGCCATCCTGTACCGTCTCCATAAACCGGTGATACTCCAGACGGGTGTACCATTTCTTCCCGGACTGGTAGCTGTCCTTGAAGATGATGCCGCGCACATCCAAGTTGTCATAGTCAACAAGCAGCACGTCCGCCGGGGTGAATACATCCAGGCTTGTGCCGTTTGGCTTCAAAAACACGGTTCCGTATGCGCATCCGTACTCCACCCAGTCGCGGAGCTTCGCGTAGACAAGGTCTATCTGCTGCTGCAACCACGTTGCACGGGTGCTGCCCTCCAGATGTATTCCGATACCCAGTGTTGTCAGACGGGCAGTTTCAGAGCAAAGCGCTTTTGCAAAGTTGATGGTCTTAATGCCCTCATCATCGTCCAACCACTCCGGCTGACCGTGGTATATCTTCGCACACTGGTCTATAGCTTTTTCCATCTCTGGAGATACGATGGATTCCACATCAAAGTCGTTCTCTGCCTGCCGTTTAAAAATCATGCTAAACCACCTTTTTATCGTTGATAAGATTCCCATTATGCACTATTCCCCCGTCTCTCCCACAGCGATTCCGTAGCGTAACGGGCCGCATCAATGAGATGGTTATTTTTGTCTGGATATCCGCTTATGACATTGCCGTCCTTATCCCGCTCGTACTCATACTCTTTAAATTCTTTACAAGCGTTAGGCGTTCTGTTCGGATCCATGACAAATTTTTTCCCTTGTAACCACTTCATTGAGTACTCAATGCTGCCAGGTCCTTTATGTGCTGCTCTGGCTGGTAGCCCTGAATCTCTGTAATCCTCAACAGATTTTGGCTCTGCACTATCGCATGTTATAACATAGTCGTCATATTTGCGCCGTTTGATTTCGGCGGCTGTCCAGCTGTTCTTTTTCTTGTTTTCACAAATCTCGTCTATAAAGTATATGGTTTCACGCGCCGAATCGTAATATATCCTTACAAAAGCATATTTGTCTGGGTACCATCCCCAGTCAACGCCTTGATATATGCGATCCATAATTTTAATTTCTTCATCTGTGATAGTGCGCTCTTCGATAAATTCAAAGACATTGCCACCGTTTCCGTTTGCTTCTCCCATATACTCATTTTCGTATGCACTCGGATTAACCTCTTTTAGATGTTCTGCATCGTTAAGGAACTCCTCCCCCAGCCAGTCAGCAGGGACATCTTTATATGTACTTCGCATAACAACGGCACTTGCGTTTTTAAACTCTGCCTCTACAGTATATTTATTGGCCCAGTTGATCTTGCTTCTCGGTGGGTTAAATGACTTAAACTTATATGCTTTGTCGCCGCCACGTATAGCGGACTGCTGAATACTTCTTACTTCTTCCGGTCCGGCAAACTGGTCCAACTCTTCAAACCATACGATACCGATATATCCAAACTTCGGTTTAATCGATTTGATCTTAATCGGGTCATCTGCACCTCGAAAATAGATTTTTTGCCCAGTTGGCTTGTATGTGATCTCAAAAGGAGATTGCTTGAATTTAAACTCTGCATCAAGACCAAGCTTTGAGATAGCCCATTGCAACTGAGCATACACAGAGTCTTTTATAGTGTTACCGACTTTTCGCAGCACAAGCGAATGCATATCAGGATGCTTTTTTATCAGCTCCGGGATAATGCATGATATACAAGACGATTTCGAAGATCCTCGCCCGCCTGGGAGTACATACTCCGTATGCATACCGCGCCGGATGTCGCGAATCATCGGGTGGAATACATCCGCCACCACATCAAGATCAATATGGTATTCTTTTGCCGTTCTGGCTTCCTCTTCTGCCTTCTGCTGTGCTTCTTTTTCCTCTTTTACGGCTATAGCTTTCTCCAAATCGGACATGGCCTTTAGCTGTTCGGAAAAAGCCGGAGCGAAGCCAAAAGAATCCTTTACTTCCCCCCGTGCGATCATGGCGCGGCGCTTCTGGATATCAGCAAGGGACATGGTGTCAGTACCGTTGAGTTTATCCACTTCGGCTTGCTTTTCGGCTATATAGGATGCAATTTTACTATTTTTTAGTAGCTTTCCTGCGTTTGTTCCTGCGTTTCTCTCCGAATAACCCGCTTTTCTCGCCGCCTCAGAAGCGTTCCCGCCATTCGCTATGTAGTTGTCTGCAAACGCTTTCTGCTTCGGCGTAAGCTCACCCATTTACTCACCGTCCCGTCATTACTTCCAGTCCTCCAGCGCTTCCCACATCTCTTTCAGTACCATAACAACATCCACCTGTGATGCCGTCCGAATGATCTCATAGTCCTTTGTCTTCCACTTATCCCGCACGTATTGCAGTGTAGGTGTACTCACGCTGTACATGGTTATCATCCGGTTCTGGTCTGCGCTGTAAAACTGGCTCGTGCCTATCTTTGTTACAAACCGCTTTGTGAGCAACGCTCTTTGCAGCTTTCTTTGTATCTGGTTAAGGTTCATACTATCACCCTATTTTCATTTTATTTCGATTCAAAAAAGACGTATCACCATTTTTGTGATAATACGCCTTTCTGATTGCGCTAAATGTTAATATTAAAGTAATTTCATTCAAGTTACCATCAACAACTGATGTTAATCAAAAAGTTTATAACGCTACAGATCTGACTAATTATTTTATTTTAGGGTGGTGTGTGCATAAAACGGATCAGGTGTCCTCAATCTGGATTTGGAATCCTGAACATGTATCTCAATTATACATTGATTCAGATGGAGTGTTTGTAACCGTTATTAGCTCGTATGTTTTTGGTCAAGAATGTAAAGTTGTATTGCACCGTATATGATCATTTAAATAAATTTATAGCAGTTACTATATAACAGAAATAAGCACCCAATTTTACTTGGATGCTTATTTCCCATCTTTCGATGCACTCCTTTGATAGCGATCAGTTTGCATAAATGCTTCTGAACGCTGACTAAAGTATATCACAATGATTGCGGTATTCAAGATGTAATTAAATAATCATATAAATCTTTTCAATCTTTCGGAGGAAATTTTTTGTATTTTTTTCCAATATTTTTCAATTCGTCTTCCCAGCCTTCATGACTGTTTATGTACTCTCCATAGATTTTTGACTCAGCTTCTTTTCTGGCAGCGGCGGCGTCATCTAAGTTACTATACGTGCCTAGCTGATATTGTTTCCGCCTGAAATTTATATAAGCTCTGTATTTGCCGTTTTTCTGGAGTGATACTCCATTTACTTTCGTACTAGAGTTTTTATTAACTGTCCCTTTCATCCTTGATTTAACGCTTATCAAAGAGGATCCATCCGTAATAAAAACTGATTGCATATCCGCTAAGAACTCACCGGTATTACGATGGCAATTTATACATGTATGAATATACGGCAATCTAGACAAACAAGTTTCGCTTTCCTTGCCGCACGCAGGGCATATTACTTTGCAAAAAGTCCGATTTTTGCCACGACATACCTTTTTTTCAACGCTCAATACTTTGAAGCCATTAATAGTTGTTCCAACTTTCTCCTGTGCTTTTTTCCATTTTAGATCGTACGCCTTCTGCCTATAGTTTTTTCCAAAATTCTCTCTGCTTTTGCATCCGCAAGATGTCGATATCCCTCTTGCTAAAACATTTTTTGGGACATCTCTTATAGTGCCACAGACGCATTTGCATTTAACGTATCCTGGTTTGGAATCCAGTGAAATTACTTCCCATCTTCCAAATTTATCTCCTAATTGAATATTGTATTTACTGCTCATAAGCCTTTAAAGCCTCGCACAGCTCATCTGCTTCATCTTCAGAAAGACCATATTCACTCATGAGTTCTTCTTTATCTTCGCTTCTCCATCCTCCATCATAAAGAGCTGCTGCATCATACTGATTGTTCATATCCATCATTTTCTTATCCTCCTTGTTTTTTCTGTACTTCCTTAACTGTCTTTATTATATACTTACGGAAGTATATTGTCAATAGGTTTTGTGAAAAAAATTAATTCACAAAGTATTTCCCGTATCCCGTAGATATTTTTCCCTTACCGCTTCCATTATGTAGCTATTCTGAGAAAGATATCCTTGATCTGTTGCGATTTCCTTTATACGCGCTTTCAGTCCTTTCGGAACCGTAATTTCCATGCGATCATAATTGCTATCACGGTACTTGTTTTTGGCCGCTGTAGCCGCCGCTCCTCTTGGAATGCTTTTTTTATCTGTAACCATTTTGTGTTCCTGCTACTAAAAACATATACAAATATGCATATGCTAGATGATTTGCTATAATCTCACGATTTATAGTTACTGTTTCAACGTGTATGCTTTGGTGGTTAAAAGTAACACACTACTCACAAGTTCTTGTACACTCCACAGTCGTAAATTCCCGACTTAGCCATCGGTACACATCTGTAAATTCATATATTTGATTAGATACAGATTTCACCTAAGTAGTTTTTCCTTTCTTAATATTTTATGTTTTGCTACTTGGTTTTCGTAGACTTCTACCATTGTCCAAACGTCACCATCAAGGTTCTATCCTATAATTAGCAAGGCTGTTCCAACTTGCACTGGTTACTTCTCGACGTTTCCGACTGCTTTGACGTTAGCACAAACGAATACTCTGGATTTTGAGTATATTTGAACCTATTTGTTCACATTTAATTGTATTTTTAGTTACTTATCTTTCCTCCTAAATCTTCGAATATTGTATTTACTGCTCATAAGCCTTTAAAGCCTCGCACAGCTCATCTGCTT